CGCGAATCTTTTTACTATCAGGAATCTGGTCAGCGCCGCGATGATAAAATCTTTGACGAAACTGCGGTCGTCGGTGTCCAAGAGTTTGCAAGCCGCCTTCAATATGGGCTGGTTCCAAACTTTGCGCGATGGGCTGACTTCGTATCTGGCTCTGAGGTTCCACCAGAAGAGCGTGATGCTGTCGATAATGAACTTGATGAAGTCACAGACTACGTCTTTGAAATTCTTCAGAACTCAAACTTTGCTCAAGAGGTGCATGAGTCTTTCCTTGATCTTGCGGTCGGGACTGGCGTTCTTTGCGTTGAGGAAGGTGACTCCCTTAACCCGGTAAACTTTTCGGCAATTCCTTTGCCGCATGTAGTTTTGGATACTGGGCCTGATGATCGCATTGATCATGTGTTCCGTGAGCGCAAGAAGGTTAAGTTTGAACACCTGCCTTTGATGTATCCCCGTTCTACCTTTGACTCGAAGGTAATGAACATGATGGGCAGCGACCGCACGACTGATGTGCTTGAGGTTGTTTGCCGGGATTACTCTCGCAAAAACGAAGAGGCGTATTACCACTACGCAATCTGCCAGACGACTAAGACTACTCTCTACAAGAAAGAGATGCAGGGTGTTGGCTCCAACCCCTTTGTTTGTTTCCGCTGGTCGAAGTGCGCTGGTGAAATATATGGCCGCGGCCCGTTGATCAATGCGCTTGCCGCAATCAAGACCACCAACCTGACCATCGAGTTGATCCTTGAGAACGCGCAGATGTCGATCTCTGGTATCTACCAGATGGAAGACGATGGGGTGATTAACCCTGACACGATCCAGCTTGTTCCGGGTTCCATCATTCCCAAAGCAATGGGTAGCAGCGGCCTTCAGCCAATCAATGCCGCTGGTCGCTTTGATGTTGCGCAGCTTGTTCTGAACGACATGCGCTTGAACATTAAGCGCGCGCTTTATAACGACATGCTTGGCGATCCCAACAAGACGCCCGCTACTGCAACTGAGGTTGCGGAGCGTATGGCTGACCTGTCTCGCCGGATGGGTTCTGCCTTTGGCCGCTTGCAAGCTGAGTTGGTGCAGCCTGTTCTTCAGCGTGTAATCTACATCCTGAAGAAGCAGGGCCGCATTGAAATCCCGACAGTCAATGGTCGCGAGATCAAGATTAAGTCGGTATCCCCATTGGCCCAAGCACAAGCCAATCAGGATATTTCCTCCATCTCCCGGTTCTTGGAATTGGTTGGTGGAGCCTTTGGTCCTGAGATGTTGCAGCTTCTAATCGATGGCGAACAGGTTGCCATTCACCTTGCTCGCAAGTTCGGAGTTCCTGAGTCCTTGATTAGGGACGAAGAACAGCGTAGACAAATAGCTGCAATAGCGCAGCAGATGGCTGCGCAGCAACAGCAGCAGGGTATGCCACTTGAGCAACAGCAGGGTTAACATCGGGTTAGACGGGTATCAGCGGTCCAAGGAAGTTGATGCCCGAATCAGTCAGAACGTTGCTGAGATATTCAATACGCCCACTGGCAAGGAAGTGCTGCGTTATCTGCGGTCTATAACCATTGAAATGGTGAATGGGCCTAACGTTACCACCGAAGAATTGCGCCATCTGGAAGGACAGCGATACATCGTTGGCCTCATTGAACAGCGTATTGCTCATGCACACAGGAGTAAGACCCAATGAGTGACAGCTTGATTTCGAGCGGCGAAGCTGAAGAAGCTGCGCCAACTGAAGCACCCGTAGAGGGCGCAGTATCCGAACAGGTAGATCAGGGGCTTTTGCTTGGTAAGTATAAAAGCCCTGACGATCTGGCAAATGCCTACAAAGAACTTGAGAAGAAGCTGGGTTCGAAAGAAGATGATCTTCGCGGCAAACTCCTTGAGGAGTTGCAAGCTGAAGCATTTAAGGATCGCCCGCCTTCGGCTGGTGAGTATCAGCTTCCTGAAACTCTAAATGCAGAAGAGGCAGTCAACAACGAGTTGTTGCAGTGGTGGTCTAACCACGCCTTTGAAAATGGCTATAGCCAAGAAGAGTTTCAGCAGGGCATCGATATGTATGCCAAGGCTTATGAGTCGATGAAGCCGCCAGAAGTTAACATGGAGGCTGAGGCAAAGAAACTGGGTGACAATGCAAATCAGCGCATTCAGTCTGCATCTATTTTTGCCAATAAGTTTTTCCCTGAATCAGCCTTGCCTGCAATCGAACGCATGTGTGAAACGCATGAGGGCATTGTGGCGCTTGAGCATATCATGGAAGCTATGAAGGATGGTTCCTTTTCTGGCAGCACCTCTCCGACGCCAAGCATGAATGAGCAAACGCTTCGCGAGATGATGCAAGATGATCGGTATCACAACCCGGCACGTCGCGATCCTCACTTTGTAAAGCAGGTCGAGGAAGGCTTCCGTAAGATTTATGGATAAGCCAGTGATTGAGTCGCATGGTCTTGGGCTTTACCAACTGAAGCCCAAGCACATCATGCCGCTCCATGACGACCTAAGCCAAGGAAACTTAACAGAACTTAAGGTGGTCTATCAGGTAGATCCCCTTGAGGCTTTGCTTAGTTTGCTTAATCAGCAAATGGTTTTCGTTGTGGAGCGCAACGGCAAGGTGCTTGCGATAACTGGCATAGATGACGAGGGCGTCATGTGGGCCATGTTCACTGAATCAATGAAGAAAAACTGGGTTAGGTTTGCCCGTGCCAGCACAGACCTCATTGATTTCTATCATCACTTCTATCACCGCATTCACTGTCAGATTTGGGCAAAGAACGAGATGATTGTGCAATGGCTTACGCATCTTGGCTTCGAGATAGACTCAATGTTTCTATCTGGTAAAATCGAGATGATTGAATTTGTGCGTTGCAAATCCAAACAAACCAATGTGTATAGTTTCTTGTCACGGCCCGTGATGCACTGAGAGGCCCGCAAGGATACCCTCTATGATGTGAAGGATCGGATACCCGTCTGGACTTTAACTTCATTCAAGGACTGCACAAATGGCTAACACTATCGACCAAGCCTTTATCAAGCAGTTCGAAACCGAAGTGCATATGGCGTATCAGCGTATGGGTTCCAAGCTACGGAACACTGTTCGCACGACCAATGTGACGGGTTCGACTGCACGTTTCCAAAAGATCGGCGCTGGCTCGGCTTCCACGAAGTCGCGTAACGGCAACGTCACTCCGATGGAATTGGCACACACCAACGTCGAAGCATCGATGTCCGACTTCTACGCATCGGAATACATCGACAAGCTGGACGAGCTGAAGATCAACATCAACGAGCGTCAAGCTGTGGCTCAATCGGCTGCTGCTGCTCTGGGTCGCAAGACCGACGAGTTGATCATCGCAGCTATGGACGCTGGCGCAAACGCAACTCAAATCGCTGACACTGGCGGCGCACTTGAGAAAGCTGACCTGCTGGTTTTGTTCCAGACCTTCGGTGCGGCTGACGTTCCCGAAGACGGGCAGCGTTACATTGCAATGTCGCCCGCTGGCTTTGCTGACCTGTTCAACATCAACGAGTTCGCCTCGTCTGATTATGTTGGTCCGCAAAACCTGCCTTTTGCAGGCGGCATGACCATGAAGGAATTCTTGGGCTTCAAGATTTTCTCCACCTCCGCTGTTGCTGGCGGTAAGAACTTTGCCTACCACACCACTGCCGTTGGCCTTGGCGTGAACGCAGACGTTCAGACCGAAATCAACTATGTGCCTGAGAAGGTCGCACACCTTGCAACGTCGATGATGTCGATGGGTGCCATTGCTATCGATAGCAACGGTATCTACGAAGTCCTCGATAACAACTAATAGAGGAGGGGGGCTTCGGCCCCCCTACTTGCCATGACAGTTGCAAACACACCAATTAAGATTTGTTCGCGGGCGTCCCTCCTGATCGGTGGTGACGCTATTCAATCATTTGAAGATGGCACTGCTGAAGCTACAGTAGCTAATGCCATGTATGAGGATGTGGCTCAGGCTGCATTGACGAACAGCCGTTGGCGCTTTGCTACTGATCAATCGGTGCTAAACCGCTTGGCGAATGCACCAACTGGCCGCTACGACGCGGCTTATCAACTTCCTTCTGAGTGCATCATGCTTAACGCGGTGACAGTCAATGATCACCCAATCAAGTATGACACCTACGGAAGCAAGGTTTACTGCGATGCGGCAATCACTGATGTGCTTATCGCTGATTATAGCTTTCGCGCAGATGAATCCACTTGGCCTCCTTACTTCGTGATTGCTGTCGAATATGTGATGGCTGGTGTTCTTGCAACTTCAGTTGCCAGAGATCAGGCGTTATCGAACATGATGGAAGCCAAGGCTAACATTTTGATGGCGCAAGCGCGCAGACTTGACTCGCAGACCCAGACGAGCCGCAAGTTGAACACATCGAGGTTTATTGCTCAAAGGCGTAGCTGATGCAGAAGGTTCGCGTTCCAATCACTAATTTCCAGTTTGGCGAGATCAGTGACTCTACGATTATGCGGACTGACTCGCCCGTCTATCAGGCTTCAGCGCAGCGCGTAGAGAATCTCTTGGTGCGCGCAGAAGGTGGCGTGATAAAGCGGGCTGGCCTTCGCAACATCCATGACTTTGGCATTACGCGGAACACTGCAAAGCGAATGCAGCTTCGCTTGATGCCATTCGTGTTTTCGGATGATGAGCGCTACATCATTGCTATTGAGGATGCGAAGGTAAAATGCTTTCGGATTGTGAACGGAACAATCAGTTTGGTGACAACGCTTACGCAAGACACCAACAGCAATGCTCTTCCGTTTGATGAAGACTATATCCACGAATACACATACGCCCAATCCGGCGATGTGATGTTTATTTGCCACCCCCTCTTTGCGCCTCGGATGATTATCAGGACTGGCCTAACCAGCTTTGAATGCACTCCGTATAGCTTTGATGAGCGGTCTGATGGCAAAGAAATCTACCAGCCTTACAGCACATTCCATCCGCCGAGCGCTACGCTTGATCCCTCTGCAACGAGTGGCACTGGCGTAACCTTTACGACCAGCATTCCGTATTGGACTGCGGATCATGTTGGCGTGACCATGCGCTATGGTGAGGCTGAGTTTACCATTACCAGCGTTACCAGCAGCACTGTGGCTGTGGGGAACATTACCGACATTCTTCGTATCCGCCTCAGTGTTCTAAACCCGCTTCGCACGATTGATGCATCAACTACTGTTGAGGTTACGCATATCGATCACGGCTTTGAGGGCGGTGAAACAATTATCATCGAGGATGCGTCTTCCGTTGGTGGAATCAATGCAAACCAGATCAATGGTTCGCGCACAATCTCAAGCATCATTGACCGGAATAGCTATCGC